GGGGGTGGTAGCGGGCAGAGGCCGGAGGGAGAACGTCCCCGGCCCCCGCCCGCAGTATGTGTCAGACGCTGAAACCGGTGATGTCACGGTGCTTGAGCATCGCGGAGCCGCCGTAGTAATTACGGCATGCGGTGCCTGCGGTCTCGTCGGCGAATGCCTTGAATTCGAGGTCGCCAGTAATCGGGTCCGTCGCCTTAAGCCCGATCGTCGGCATTGAGACGAGCTTGGCGCGCGTGAAGCACCAGCCCATCAGCCACTCGTCATCAGCAGGGCCGTCGGCTGCGACGAGCAGCAGACGCTTCTCCGGGATGGAGGGAAGGAGCGGATCGTCGAAAACGACTTCTCCCGTGGTCGCGTTCGCCTTGACCTGCGAGAGGTCAATGCCGTGTGTCAGGCTCAGCATCTCCTTGCGGAACAGCTCGAAGATGTTGAGCTTGATCGTCTTGGTTGCCTTGGTCAGGTCAGAGCGCACAGGCTCTGCGTAGCCCAGGCCATCGACGTCGTCGACGGACACGTCAGGCGTGATCTCTCCGCCATCGGTCGTGAAGATTCCCAGCGGAGTCCAGTCCGCGGGGAGTTCCTTCATCGCGCCGCTTGCGCCCGTCAGCGCGTCCGGGACAGCGGTCGTGATCGGTGCGACGAAGGCCAGAACGTTGAGCGCCTTGCGCACGTTCTTCGCCTTGTTGTGCTTCTTCTTCAGCGCTTCAATGGTCGTGGTGTCGGCCATATCGGTTTCCCTTCCAGATCAGATATTGGTTAGTCGGTGGGACGTTGAGTGACTTCCACGCTGAGGCCCACCACCTCAACGACGCCGTATGCGGCGCGCACTCCCAGGCGGGACGGCACAGAAGCCTCATCCACCCACCCAGAAGCCCCCACCACAGGACGAACTGACAGAGCATCCACAACCTCATCCGCGAGCGCCTCCGCGCCGACGACGCCTGGCCCTGTGGGGGTCTTGGCGTACACGTCGACAACAAGGGAGGTGATGCGCTCGAAATCGAGGTCCTGGGATTGGGTCGCGTAGACATGCACGAGCGGCATCGGCCATGTGTCCGGGAGGCTGCCCTCCTGGATCACCCGTACTGTCTGCGCCCCCGTTGCTGAGGTGATCGCGTCTCGTAGTACCTGGACGGGGTCCTTGTACTTCATGACCGGCCTCCTCGTCGTGCGCGCTTGGAGCCCGCAAGCTTGCCGAGCGTGTGGCGTCCGGGGACGCGGTGCCCGTCTCTGGCGAAGTGCCCGAACTCGACAGGGACGGCGTGTGGGGCATCGTTGACGACGCGGCCGACAGCTCTGCGAGACGATCCGTTTCGGCGTGTCTTCACAGTTGCCGTGACAGCCTCGACCCTGTATGCGTCGGTGAGTACGCGGTCCCTTTTCGGGGCCGCTGCTGCCGCCGCCGCACGCAGTGATTCGGCTTCGCTGACCATTGCTTCGCTGATCGACGCGGACTGTAGAAGTGCCTCGATCGAGGCCGAGCTGACCACGAACTTGACTGCCATGTGTCACCTCCGAGAGATCACGACAGCCGTGCCGCGCGGCCACGGTGAGGCTGGCTCCTCGACTCTCCACGTCCCGCCGAGAGGGTGCTCAGCCGGGACACGGATGGCATCCCCGACACTCAGCGTTATCCCCCTCGGGAGGTAGAGCGTCGCGGTCTCGTCGGCCCGCTCAGAGGCTGCCTGATCGAGCAGACCCGGCACAGTGAACTGTCCCGGCGCGATCAGGCAGCCCCCGATGAGGCGCGGTTTGGATTCCTCGACGAGGTAGCCGTCCCCGTCACGATGGACGGTCCCTTCTACCTGAATCGGGGTCTTCCATTCCTCCATCACGTCAGGCCCCTCCCATCACCCACACGTGCCCAGCGCGTCGCGGGCGGTACGCATCCGCGAGCGCCTGGTCATCCGGTGAGAGGATGGCTTGTCCGCCTACGGCCCATGTGGCGTACTGGCGGGTCTGCGTGAACGGCCCCGTCGTCTCAGTCATTTGAGTCGCCCCTTGTGCGGCGGCGTCGGGGATGAGGAGGATACGTCGCACGCTATCTGCGAGCTGTAGTCGAACCGCTGCGGGGACCTCGGAGAGGCCGGCCTCGTAGGTGACGACCACGAACTCGTTCGCGGGCGATGCGACTTGGATGAAGCCGTGCCTGACGGTGTAGGGGATCGCCTGCCCGTCGTCTGTCGTGACAGCCTCGACGGAGACGAGCGGCGCCCGTGTGGGGACGACTCGGCCGCCCGCGTCGACCTTCAGGCGGTGCGTGTACTGCTCGACGGTGAACGTCTGGCGTGCGCGCGCCTTGAAGGCCTCGGCGAGCTTGTCAGCGATGAACGTTGCCCGCGCCGACTCCGAGTCTGTGAGGGGTCGGCCGAGAGCGGCCTCGATGTCCTCGACAGTTACCAGCGGAACAGGCATCGTCCCCCCTACTTCTTGGACTTCTTCGAAGTCTCCTCAGCAGCGTCGCCCTCGTCGGCCGGCACGTCTTCACTGGACGGCGAGGCCTCATCGGAGGTGGTCTCCTCGAGGATGCCTGCCGTGATCATTGCCGTGGCGACCTCGTCCGCGAGCTCGAACGTGATCCCGTTTTCTCCCTTGACCTGCATCATGCCGCCTTGAAGACCTGGATCGCCTTCGGGCGCAGGACTGCGCCGCCGTAGACGTGAAGGCCGCGAACGCGATCTGCGAAGGTCTGCTCCGCGCGCATCGACTCGGTCTTCTCTACCTGGGACACGTAGGCCACGGACGGCTTGTGGAACGCGACGGCCATCGGCTTCGTGTTATCGAGCCAGGGGCTCGTGACCACGTCGAAGCCCAGGAGACGACCGATCGTCGCCTCGCGGAGGCCATCCGTCATGTTCGACTTGTCGAAGCTGGTGAGCTTCGAGCCGTCAGAGAGGAGGAACTCCTCGAAGGCCGCGTTGATCAGGAGCACGCGGTCCATGGCGGGGACCTTCTCGGCCGAGAGCTTGCCGCGCAGCTTCAGGATTGCGCCGTATGCGGTCTCCCAGTTCGTCGGGTTCGCGATGCCCGTGACCGCCGTGCCCTTGGAAGTCAGCATCGCGGTCAGGAAGGTCTCCGCGTCTTCGACGAGCGCTGCCGCCGCCGACTTGGTGTACGCGTCGAGCGACTGGTTCGCCTGCGCGGCGTCGATGTCATCGACCAGGAAGTCGAAGCTCTTCTCCTGGTCAATGGTGATCTCGATGCCCGTGGACTCCACGGCATCGGGGACGGTCGTGCGCGGCACCTTAGTGCCGCCGGACGCAGTCACCGCGCCGGTCTTGTAGTCCTTCACCTTCACATCGACGATGCCGGGGATGTGAATCTTCGAGCCCGCGGTGAAGGCCTTCTCGTATTCGCGGTTCGCCATCCCGACGAGCACCGTGTCACGGCGGAAGTTCTCGAGGATGCTGGCCGACCACAGTTCCGGAATGAAATGAGTGAGAGTCATTGTGTGTCCTTTCTCGGCTCGCTTATGCGATGCCCATGATGTTGTTCAGTTGCCCGTCCTGACGGGCCTTGATGATCTCTGCGGGAGACATCTTCTTGAGGTCATCCCTGGTGAGCTGCCTGGCAGCCCTGATCTCGTCACCACGAACCCCCGCATCAGCCGCGGGAGCACCCTTGGGTACCTGCGCACCTCGCCACGCCAGGAGACGCTCAGCAGACGCCCTCAGCTCCTCCTCTGACGAGCCAGACAGCAGGTCCGCGTCAACGCCCGTCGCTGCCGCGACCTTCGCTCGCATCGCCTCGGCCTCCATCGCCGCAGCTCGCGCCTCAGCCTTCGCTGCCGCTTCCTGCGCCTTCTGCAGCTCGGACTTGCCCTGCTCCTGAGCCTCGTCATAGAGGCGCGCCTTTTCGGCGTTTTCCTTCATCCGAGACTCATTCTTGCGGGACAATTCCTTCCATTTCCGGGCCTCAGCCTCCCAGTCAACCTGCTGGGCCGTAGCCTCAGCGGCGGCTGCGGGGGTTTCCTGTGCGGCCGGCGCGTCCCCTCCCGTTTCTGCGGACGGGGCATCGACGAAGCGAAGGTAAGGATGGTGCGTCAGGTGGTTCTTCATGGTGGTTCCTCCCATTCCGGGTAGACGAAAGCCCCCACGCCGTTACGGCTGGGGGCTGGTTGGGTATCAAAAAACCGACCCGGGCATTACGTCCGAGGTCGGCTAGTTTGAGCATTATGTGAAAAGGACACCTGGGCTGCCCGAAGGGGCTGCCGGGATGTCCTCACCGCTAGGGTAGCACACTCACGGAATGTGGACAATATTTCCTGCATGATCTATGACAATCACTTGGGTAAGATGGCGACCCTGCATACCTTGCCGGACATCCCCGATCGATTTCTTATCGTCGAGTTCGCTACGGCGCAGATCGAGGACCAGGCGTTCAGCCTGTTTCCCCGCTCGCTTCATCTGCGAATCGACGGTGTTCTTGCCTTCCCCCGTGGGCGCTTTGAACTCCCAGACCTGCTGATTCATTTCCACGTCTGGGTTCTTCACACCTTTTTCGCGCGAATCTATGCGGAACAGCACGTCCACTCCCTCTTCCGCCAGGCGCAGCGCCGTGAGCACCTCATGCTCACTGGGCGCGTCTCTGACCGACGCTGCCGGGATGAACACCCGCCCGTCCCCATGCCCCGGATACCGGAATTCTCCGGGAATCCCCGTCACGTCCCCACCCTCATACTGAAGCGTCTTATGCCATTTTTCGGCAGGAACGCTCAGCAGACGCTTTAAACGATCAGAGTCATCCGGCGGTTGTGCCGTGGTCTTCTTCGGGGGCTTGGGAGGCTTAGGCGGCTCAGCCCCACCCGCCTTGGTCTTAGGCTTCGCCTTGGGCTGCGCCCACGACAACGTCGGCCCATACTCGCCGTGTTCACTGACCGTCAGGAGCTTCCGATAATCCGGAGTGCGCCCACCCCGATCAGACACCCCGAGACGGTCAGCCGTGATCTGGTGAACCTGTTCGAGCAAGTCCTCGTCANAGTGCGCCCACCCCGGTCAGAGACGCCAAGGCGGTCCGCCGTGATCTGGTGGACTTGTTCGAGCAAGTCTTCGTCGATCACCTGATTGACCGCCAGGCCCGGAGGAAGAGGCTGCACATCGCAGTCACACCCCGGGTGAATCGGCAGCAGGTCACCACGGTAATAGCGCTGCGTCGACGCAACCACACACAGGGCGCAATTCTCACGCCCCGTGAGCACACGCCGATAGAACTGCCCCTCCGCCGGGTAGCCCCTCATCGACTGACGAGACGCATGCACCTTCGCCAGCTGCATGTCCCCACCGATCAACTGCGTGAGCCGCAGCCGCCCCTCAGCCGCAGCCTGCGGCAGAGGCTTGCCAGCCGCGAGCGCGGTGTACACGTCGACGGCTGGGCGCCGGTAGACGACGCGCGGGTCGACGCCGCGAGCACCGCGTATCTCGTCCTGGTCGATGGACGGGAGGACGACCTTCCAACCGAGCTCGCGGGCGCACTGGGCGAGGTATGCGCGCGTCAGATCAGCTATGCGGAGCTGGCCTGCGGTCACTCTGGGGGTGATCGCTTGAATCATGTCCTCGACGGCGCTGGCCCTGTAGTGCGGGAGCGAGTCCCAGTAGGCCTGTCCGAAGGCGGTGATCTGCTGTC